CAACACTCTCCGCACCGGCAAGCGCATGCACACCCTCATAGTTGCCGGTGGTAGCATTCACGCCGCCGATAACATTGGCCATGGTTTCAGCATCGTCCGCACCGATCTCGACACGCACCACGATCACGACCGCGCCGATTTGATCGAAAATGCCGTCCAGCGCGGCAGGCAAAGTGCCCAAGCCCGTGCCGACCGTGTCCAGCTTTGCAGCCTCGCCGCGCGAGCCCGCGATCAGAACCGGCGTGTTCAAAGGGAAAACAAGCGGATCAGCATCCGGCGCAGTGCCGACAATACCGATTACACCGCTGCGCACCGTCCGGATTGGACGAGGTCCCGTGTCGATTTCAAGAACCTCAACACCATGAAGAAAAGTCTCGGCCATATTACCCCCGCCAATAGCGCATCAAAGAATTGCGCCAAATATGGCGAGGGATGGGCTGGCTTTCCTCTGGCGGTTTCCCCTTGGACCAAGAGAACACCCAAAAGCCCAGCGCCGCGATCAAAGGGAGGCGTCAAAACCTCGAACCGCAAACCGCCGCAAGATCATCAAGGTAAAGGCGACCGATGTGCGAAGCCGAGGCACATGCACCGAAAGTGCCGCCTCAAACCACTGGCTGTCAGCAAAAGCTTCCCGAAACTCATCCTCGAGCAACACGTCATGAATGACGGCCGATTTCAGAAAGTAAGGATCGTCGGGCGAAAACACCCAGCGCAGCAAGTGCGGCACGGAGCTCTCGAACTCGCGGCCCTCGGGCACCACCAACACCCAGCCGCTGTCCTTTTTGCCGATAGACCAAGAAAAGGCGCGCGTGGTCACATAACCGCGCGCGCCCCCCCTTTTTTTACCCAGCTGGTGTCAACACCGATCGGCATCGCAGATCAGGCATCCTCGCGCTTTGTCAAGCCCAGGTCGGCCAGCATCGCCTCGGCGCTGGCCTTTGCAGAAGTGATGGCAGCCGCCACAGCTTCCGGCGTTTCAGCCGCATCAATGGCCAGCACCGTGGCCCGACGCAAACCCGTCGCCCGCGCGATGATTGCCGTGTAGAGATCGGCCTTCGCCACGATAGCCAGAGACAGGTCCTGCGGATCCTCGCCGGTGATTGCAGCCTCGTCCGTGACCTGCGGAGCCGCAGCGCCTGCGAGAAACGACCGCGCCGCGTCGGCCTTTTGCGACCAAGACGCGACCTCGACCGCAGGAACGCCCGCCGTGAATTGCGAGAGCAGGTTTTCAATCCAGCCCAGCATGGCCGCGTGCGCCTCACGCTTTACATCCGACAGCGCCGGTGGTGGAGCCACGTCGAGCGCATCATCGGGCAGCGCATCGCCCAGCGCCTCAATGGTGTGCTTTGACCCATCGGGCAGCCAATACTCGGTGCCGCGCAGATCCGTCACGACTACCCAAGCGCCACCGTCCCAGCGCGCCAACTGGCCCGCGTTCAAAGCTGGTGGCAAAGGCGCATCGACAGCACCAGCCGGAAACAGATAAACACCTGGCTCCATAGGGCTCTCGTCCGCTTCAAAAGCACCCGAGTAGTAGCCGTCGCCATTAAGTTGAATAAGGGTTTTCATGATTTTACCTCAAAATTGAATGCAGGAAAGCTGGGTGATGTTGCGAGGCCGGGTTTCAGACGAAATGGAAGCGCCAGAGGCACCAAGGGTGTCTTTCATGATGCCCCAGAGCGCTCCGAACCCCTCGCCCGTCGGAGTCAAGCCTTGTGCCGTGCCGTTGTTGCCTACACCCCCCGTCCCTGCCAAAGCGTAAGTGTGGTTCGCAGGGCTGCTATGGACGTGATTCTCCAAAGCATGGCCCTGCGCAGACCCAAACACCCGGCCAGCATCCACACCCCGCCCATCATCCCAGCCGCGCAGGAACTCGCTGCGATCATCAGGCAGCGCAAAGGTGATCGAGCCATCACCCGCGCCCCAAGTTGTCCCAATCTCTGCGAAAAGGTCTGCGAAGGTGATGCGGCCAAGCAAAGCCCCGTTTTTCTTGAGTAGGCTGTTTGGGCAAGTGCTGCGCGACAGCAAGATCGTGCTGCCAACGCGCGGCCCAACCGGCGCAAACTCACCCCAAATATTTGCAACCCGCCGCCGAATGTAGCGCGACAGGAAAACCCCCGCAGGGGAATAGCGATCCGCAATCTGCACCGCGATGCCGCCCGAATACTCCACATGCCGGATCAACCCGCCGATGGCCAAAGGAGGAACAAGCGCACCCTGCGCCGCAGATACATGGCAGCTTACAGAAAGCACATTCAGCGACGTGTTGTCGGCGACCACCGAGACACCAGAAAGGCCTAGCTCAATGCCCTCAATCCGCCGCTTCAACCACCCCGAACGATTGGCAAGCTGCTGCGCCGGGATGTTGGCAAGCCCAGCCTTGGTGACCAGATTTGGAGTGCCACCAAGGACGGGGTCCGTGGTTTCAATTTGATAGATGCCAACAGGGTAGTCTTCCGTTTCGATTAAGTCAGCCATTACGCCTCTCCATAAGAATACAGCCCATTGAAACCGATTTGGGCATTGTAGGTGTGCTGGACCTCGATGAAATCCAAGGTTTTAAGGTGGCACCGGGCAGGCTGCACCGCCGCCAAGATGGCGCGCACCTGACGCGCCTGCGCGATGGTGACAGCACGCGGCAAAACAACCCGGTACTCCGCCCAATGATCCGGCCCGGAATAGTAGGTAACGCCATCGAATGGCACCGAGCTGTCAAACTTGGTCAGACCAAACTGCTCGATGATTTCAGCTTGCGCATAGCCTGCCGCCGCCAGCGCGCGCCGCATTGCCCAGAGGGTACCCTTGTGCCGATGCACATCCACCGATGCCGCAACGACGCCCCGCTTCTGATCGTCCGACCATCCCCCGTCCCATTCATCAACCGAAAGCGTCCAAGCCAGCCAAGGCAGAAAATCGGCTGGGCAGGTTTGCGGATTCCACAGGTCACGCGCGAGCAAAGGCAGACCCGCGTACTTTTGCGAAGGTCCCTCGAGCGCGCGCTCGACAGCCGTGCTGTTGTGGGGCAGCAGGGAAATATCATTGGGAAAGCGATCCAAGACCAGAAACGTGCTGCAATCAACCACCTCGGCCCCGTTGATGGCAAGAAAAGAAACGCTCATTTAAGACCTCAGTAAAAGATTACAGCAAGCCGCGCATTGTTGCGGGGGCGGTTTTCTGCGGCAGTAGGCACCGAATTGGACGCGTTGAAGTTTAAAACCCCGATGCCCAGCGCATTAACCGCCGCTTGCTGGGGCATAAGTTGATTGGTCGTGCCCGAAGAAAACGCGCCAGATGTGGACTGTACGTTTGCCATTTGGGTGCCAAAAATAAGCTGGCCTGAAATGTTCCGAATTGCATCGCCCTGCGCCGAACCAAACACCCGACCAGCATCCACACTCCGCCCATCATCCCAGCCGCGCATAAACTCGCCGCGCTCATCAGGAAGCGCAAAGGTGGTCGAGCCATTACCTGCGCCATACGTGGTGCCGATCTTCGCAAACAGCCGAGCATATGCCGTCCGCGACACCATCGCCCCGTTTGCTTTAAGTGCCCCAAGCGGAACGGCATTCATTGCGCAATATCCGATCACGCCGCACAACATTTCAGAGATTGCCTCGGCCAAAGCACCCTGCGCCGCAGTTGCGGCTCCAATGACATCGCGCGCCTGCGATGGTGTCAAGTCCTCTGGATCGCCCGTCGCTGCCGTAGCGCGGCCCTTGATGGTGGCCGTGGGCACATCCGCCATCTTATCGTTGCCAACTGCGTTGGCCGCGATGGTGAGCTCCGTTGCACCCGTCACATCGCCCGTGTGGTTGGCATTGCCCGTGGGAACCGCCACCCAAATCGTGTCAAAGTTGGTGCCACTGCTTTTGGCCAACATTTGACCGGTTGTGCCGCCCGTTGCTACACCGGGTCCAGATGGACCGAGGAGCCCCTGCAAACCCTGAATTCCCTCCGGAAGGCCCAGTGCCAAAACGCCAGTGCCGGGATCATAATCCGCTGTGGCTGGGCTGCCCGGTGAAAGGGTGATTGCCGACGCAGACAGGCCCAAGATTTCATCGCGCGCGGTTTCCGCCGCCGCCGCCGCGTCCAAAGCACGCGTGGCGTTGCCATCGCTGTCGGCGAGAGATGCCGCCAACTCTGCCCGTTCGGCATTTTGCCCACTGGCCAACGTGGCTGCCGCGACCAGCTCGTCGCCAAGTACACGCTCGGCAGCTTCGGGAAGGTAGACCGAGCGCGTGTAGACCAGCGCCACATCAAACTCGCCATTCCCCCGGCGCACCACAAAGTGG